TTATAACGAAGAGGCGATCAATTAAGTGATGATCACCTTATTGTTGATGTCAGCATCAACAGTCCAGTAATCGTATGCGAATTCTACCGTAAACTCTTCGATTGCGTCAGTTGTTTCCCAGTTAAGATCAATCGTAGAAACGTTGATTGGGAAAATGTTAACGAATGTATATTCGCGAGTTGGGATTGCGGCATCGCCTACAGTGCCGCCTCCACCAAGAACGCTGGTCTTAGCGTAATGGCGAACAGTAGCAACTGTACGATATGAACCCAGTCCGAGTTCAGCATTTACGCCTGGATTACGCAGATTGTTCTCGTGTGAATTAATGAAAGAACTCCACTTCTCGAACGCATTACGTACGAGGAAGTCTTCGTCGTTCATGATTGTAACAGTCCAGTTCTCGAACGTTCTGTTACCAGCCATTTTTACTTTACGACCGAAGTATGGAACTTCTACTTGACCAACAGTGCTTGATGGCACTGTTGATGCTTTACACACGAAACGAAACTGAGATTCTGCAGCCGCTTCTGCGATCGCTCCAGGAAGTGTCATGAACACTTCGAAGAGCGAGGCGCGGGCTCCACCGTATGGAAGTCCTTGAGCGGCGAATGTAGACACATTAAAGGGCATTAGTTTATCTCCCTATCCTTTCTAGTATTTATTCCGCCGATTAGAACTTTCCTACAACTTCAGAGAAGTCAACACCGGTGCGAACAGCCACGAAGTTGAGCTGAATGAAGTTGATTGAACGAGCAGGCTTGATGTAGATATCACCGATGAACTCGTTGCGATCGATGACTTCTGGTGTGTTGTTTGAATCGTCGCAAACAACGCGGAAGTCTGTGATACCACGACGACCCTGAACGTCACGCAGGAATGGTTCTACGAGAGCCTTGAACTGAGCACGAGTAAACGCATCGTTGAACTCGAACAGAGTGTACTTGGCTGCTGTAGCGATTGCCTTCTCAAGAACAATGAACAGACGACGAACATTGATGCGATCAAAAGCAGATGGCTTGGCAAGCAGAGTCTTGTCACCAAACAGTACAGTTCCCTCACCTGGGAATGTTACGATTGGGTTGATACCCTTCTTGTAGAGCTGATCACGCTCAGTCTTGTTAGGATTGAACGCCATACGAATTACGTTCTTGATCTGACCGCGATTGTATCCAGCTGGCGAGAACCATGGATCACGCTCGAGATCGGTGCGAACCATTGTACCAGCTGTATCGCCGTTTGCAGGAACGTAACGATAAACATCGTTGTACTTGTCGTACTGATACTTCCATCCAGAATCAAGAACTGCATATGAAGAAGAAGGCAGAGAATCGCGGAATGCTACGATGTCATCAACTTCTGCGCCAGAGTAACCTGAGTTGTTAACAACATCAGCTTGACGTGGCGAAAGAACAACAATGCAATCCTTACGATATTCTGCGATGTTGTTAATCAGATGCGTTGCACGAGTAGCGTCTGCAGCTCCACCAAGAACGATTGATACATCTACAGATTCTGCAGCTTTAAACAGATTGTATCCGTTGATGTAATCTACAGCACGAGGAGATGAGCCATCCTTACCCTGAGTGAATGAGTAGCTTCCTACACCCTGAGTACCTGCACCGAAGTTAACAGCTCTTGTATGATTTGCGCCACCGTTCGTATATCCAGCAACTGTAGAAGTCCACCAGACATAACGAGAGTTGTTGTTAATATATTGCTTGAGATAAATGTTGTTGCCAAGATCGTCAGAAGCGCCAGAAGCCTTCGACAGATTTGGGAAAATCTCAAGGATTGTGTTGGCTGTTCCAGAGAAACGACCGTCTTCGTCAACAACTACAACGTGGATTTCGTCATTGCTTCCGCCGTTCTGTGCAACAGAAGTTGACGTTCCAGGAGCATTTGGAACGAAGTTGTAGTACTCCCAACGACGAGTTGTAGTAGCCTGAGTTCCAGTGTTACCAACATACTTCGACTGAAGCGTTACTGTGTTACCAGAAACTGAAGCAACCTTGATCTGTTGCTTATCTGGACCAACGAGAAGAATGTCGCCAGCAACAACCTTCGTATCAACGCTGGTTGCCGTTGTGAACGTCATCGTTGTTGAGTTGTTTGTGAATGCAGCAAGACCCGAAATCGTGCTCTCGAATGCGTTAGCTGTTGGGCACAGCGAAATGCGCAGCGAGTTGCCAATTTCACCTGGATACTTTGCTACGAAAGGACCAACGTTCGAGATACCATCGCTGAACTTGTCGGCGTATTCGTCGTCGCTGCGGATAATCGTAATCTTCGTGTTAGATGCGTTCGTCGTAGCGTTACGAGCAGAACCAGCATCTGTAGAAGACGTGTTAGCCTTAATTACACGAACAACGTACAGCGAGTTTCCGTATGAAAGGAAGTTAGCAGCCGTATAGAAATCGGAAGCCGTGTTAGAGTTTGGCTCATAGAAATTCTTAACCAGCGTATCTTCTGAGTCGACCAGAACGCGCTTGTTTACAGGACCCCAGCGAAAATGGCCTGCAATCGCACCCGTAGACGTAGATACAGCCGGAATAATCGTTGTGAGATCGATCTCACTTACATTTACGCCGGGAGAAACTTGGAAAGCCATCGGACTTATCTCCTTTTTATAAAACGAAGTATTTTTCTTCGCGCCCTGAGTTCTGCTCGTTTTATTTATAAAAACGGAGCTTTATTACCAAATTCTCCCGTCGTGGAATCCCCCTTCTTCGGAAACAGGATCATCCATTGACTGAGCTACGCCGCCGTCGTCTATAAAACCAGCCGGTAATATATCATCATGGATCTCTTTCATCGTCTCTTGAGCTAAGTTCCTGCGAATATCGCTGTTCGTTAAGTCTTTGAAATATGGCTGGGTTATAAGCCATCCGAACAAAACTAGAGTCATAGCTAGATCGTCATGACAGCCTTCTTCAGCTTTGTACGTATCTTTCGTCTCAACGAACGTTGTTAACTCTTCGATAGTTTCAAAATCAATAATGTTTAATTTATTTGATTCAATAATCGTCTTAAGGTTAGAACAACCAATCTTTTTTACAGACTTTGTTGTACGAATACCAAAAGCTGATCTTGCGCTGAATCCGCCACCAATTTTAATATTTTTATTTTTCGTGAACGTAGCAATAACATTTTCATACTCAAGATCGGTAAACAACGATTGCACAACTTGCTGACCGATATTGTTCGTTTCGCCTAGCACATAAGCATTATTGTACCATTTAGCAAAACGATAAATTACGTCAGGAAACATAAGTGGTGTCACTTCGCGGCTTCGATACTTAGCAACTTGCTTATACGGAAACTGCGTTACGTCAAATATGGATAGAGCTGAGTAGTCGCCACCTACGCCCTCGGATACGTCAAACACGCAAACATACAATTTTCTAGGATCTGGAGCTTCGTAATAGTCTAGCCCAAACGTATCTTTGTTTGGTGTTCTCCATGCGAGCTCGCGCAGTTTGAGAGGATGAATCAACGTATGCGACGATCCAATAAATTCGCACTCGAACTCCTGACGAAACTGCTCTTCGCTGGTGTTGGCGATAGTCTGTTTACGCCATTCTTCGTCACGCCCAGGAACGTCGGACCAGTGAATCTCAATTGGCTGATACTCGCTCTTACCATCAAGCGCATCCGTCCACATCTTGTAGAAGTGATTCATGCCGTTTGGTGTAGAAACGATGATGATCTTAGTTGTCGTACCTGATGAAATCGTAGGATAAGTAGAAGCAAAGAACTGATCAGCAAGATTACGCTGCACGAACGCAAACTCGTCGAGGAAGATTAGATTATACGATCCACCGCGGATGGCGCTCGACGAGGTCGCGGCTGCTACCACTTTTGAACCATTCTCTAGTTCAATATTACCCTTGTTCCAAGTAACAACGCCTTGCTGCAGAAACTTAGGCAGATATTCGTACGCGAGCTGTAACTTAGCGAGCAGATCGCGCGCGAGCGCTCCCTTGTTCGCGAGGATTGCTACGTTCTGCTGATCAGTAAAAAGAATCAACCAAAGAATATAAGCGACCGACGTCGTAGACTTACCAACCTGACGAGGAAGCTTGCAGATAGAAAAACGATTGTTGGCAAACGTATGCAACATCTTCGCCTGGAAATCCCACATCTCGAATGGGATCAAGCCGCGATCGACGTTTACGATTTTGATATAGTTCCTGGCAAAATACTCTACGTCTTTAGCGCATTTGATGTATTCTTCAACTTCTTCTTTTGTATATGAATGAACTACACCGGCTGCCTTAAGATTAGGATTACCAAGATATGTTTTTACAGCCATTACTTCCTACCATTGATCAGCTGTTGAAGTTCAGCTGCATTACCAACAAAGATTGCATTTTGCGCTTGTACAGGAGCATTGGATTCTTTAGGATCATCAGTTTTCTTGAGATCTTTCAGTTTTTTCTGGATGTCAAGAAGATCCTTGTTAGCGTCAACGAGCGTCTTGATAAGTTGTCCCACGACTTCGAATGCTCTGGGATGCTCGGACGTTTTAGCCACAAGAAGGGCTTCTTCAAGAGCGTCATTACCCTTGTGAATGATTTGATGCAGATTGTTACGAGCAACTGCAAAATCCCCGTCAATGTCCGCATTTTGATTTACCTCCACTGGAGGCGTAGCCGTTACCATCGGAGGCGAATCTGGCAGACCGAGGGCTTGTTCTACACTTACTTCGAAATTAGTTTTTTCAGTCATCTATAGGTTCATCCACACCAGACTTCGGATTATACTTTAATCCGTCAGAATAAAAGAATGTATTTGAGCAGAATCCGTAATCATCATCTGCATCAATCTGACTATAAGCTATTGAAGCTGCACTGTTAGTCGTTGGGCTACCGTTAGCCAATAATCCAGGAACAACAACAATTCTAGAACTACGACCTGTATTGGCTACGTCTTCCATCGTAATCTTATTAACTGAATTTGAACTGACAATACCAAAGTCGATCTGCGAACGCTTGATAATTCCCTGACGACGAACCGGTCCGTAGAAGTATGCTTTAATCGTAAAATCAAATGTATAGATTAGAGCGCGTCGAGTCTCAAAGTCACCTTCATACGTATCTTCAATAGATACTGTGTTCAATATCGTAGGAACATCAATCGTTATATTCGTTTGCGGCAAAATGCGAACCTGATTAGTCCACTCTGGTCCAAAATATGGCACGATCTGTTCTAGAATCTGTGCGCCGTCGTCCGCATTACGAACATAAGCATACAGATTAAACTGCAAATCGTATGGGACTGGAACATAATTATAATCAAATTTATCTCTATCGGAAACAACGCGAATGTTTCTCGTTACGCCAGTTAGACGACGATTTCCGTCATAGTTAAGAGTAGTCATCTCAAAACCCATGCGCGGTAGCTGAATCGCGATTTGCTGATCAAGATTAGGATCTTGAGTTAAACGCACTAAGAATTTTTCTTTTGGTCCATATGCAAGCGGAACTGCTACAGCTTGTAAAGGATTACCAGAATCGTTATATCTGCGCACAACAATATCATTAAACATGTTACCAAACATGATAACATATTTTCTAAGAGACTGATGATAAAATTGTGATCCGAACATTAGTAGCGATCCAATTCAGAAAATGGGTTACGTTCACTGAAATCAAGATAGTCAATCGATTTCTGAGTGAATATTTCGTTATTGGCTGTAGGCGCTTGAACTTCCACTCTGTATTCTTGCAGAATAGATTCGCCATGTCCTGCAGGATCATCGTGTCCTTCGTCAAGAATAGAGCCTGCTCCATCTTCCATCATTATTCTGTAAAGCTGCAGGAGATTTTGAGTATAACGATCTTCGATAGAATTAATTTCAGTATTAGCTGTATTGATTTGAATACCAGTAATACGATCTACAAGCTCGCAAGTTAACTCATATGTATAGAGTTTGCCGTGCTGATAGAAAATGTTTTCGTGCTCGACGAACTTGATTTCATATAATTTTTTGTTCAATGGAAAGTAAATAAAATCACCTTCTAAAGGACGACTGCTTGTTATTGAGTATTGATCAGCTCCACCAGATTCTAGTCCTAGTGCAACAGAATTTGCCCACGCTCCCGTATTAGCGTCTTCCATCTGAATGTTGTAACCAACTTCCGTCAGAATCTTTTCGTTTGATATCTGTTCCCAACGCTTACGAGCCATAACAAATGTAATTTGATCTCGAATCTCAAGATTGAACTTGGAAAGGAAATCGCCTTCGCCCTCGAACTGCTGTGTATTCTTAATATACATTTCTAGATCAACAGCTAGATCAAATCTAGAACCTGGATCTTCACCTAGCAATGTATCTAGATCTTCTATAGTTCTTGGCAAATACTTTACGTCAATACCATGAATCTTGATTGACTCAATGATCAAGTCTTCAGCAACGTCTTGCTCGCGCGCGTATGTGAAAGGACGAAAGTATTTGTTCGTAGTCATCTTTATCCAATCATGTCAGTGACAGGCAGCGAGTAATTGTTAATGACTTCCGCATCGAGCTTTTCGATTTCTTCGCGGGCTTCTTCCCAGATCTTTTGTCCGTTAAATGTAATTCCGCCAGGAAGATTCATACCTTCGAACTTCTTAAGATTCTCACCCCACTGACGTTTGACGAGCGCAGTTGCATACTGTTTTAGCCACGGATCATTCCACACATCTGTATAGACTTCTGGATCAACCGTGCGATAACAATCGATGATGATAAACTGTCCTACCTGAACGTCTTCATCCCATTTCATGTCGATATGGAGCTTATCCATATGACGATTGAAACGGATTGGTTTTTTACCTACGAATACTTCTTCGAGGAACTCGATGTGACGCATAGCAATAACGTATGGGGTTACCGATACGCTAGAAATGTTAAACAGTTCGTTTAGATGAAGCTGATAACGAATATTGAACAGATTCATCGCATTGTATGAATCGTTGATATCAAAGATACGAGTTACGCCAATTATACCTTCAGGGAGCGTGATGTATTTGTTAGTTCTATCTTGATCTGTAACTTGATGCGGATAGTAAACGTGCTCCGTACCATCGTAATGATAATCGCGGAACTTGAGTAAGGCGTCGTCGATACGATCTTCAACCTGCTCATCATCCACGTTGATATCAATCACAGGATAGCCTAGACGGCGTAGGATATAGTCCTTAAATTCTTGTCTCGATGCTGTAGCCATCAGGGAGCTCCATATTTGTGCTTCCCCTATTTATACTATTTAGACGTAGCCCTATAAACGCCGTCCCAATTAGTCCCAGGAGGATTAGTCTGCAGCTGGTCGATGCGTTCTAGCATCATATCATAATAATCGCTCAGTTCGCCATTGAACGCAGTCTTTAGATATTTGATATGATATCTTGCTGCTTCCCAATCCTGACTACGATAGTATCTTATGAAATCTTCGTGCGTTTTTAGATACGATCGATTTATACCTTTTCCATCAACAATAGTGTAAATCTTTACACCTTTTGTTTTACCTTTGACTGCAATGCAATCCAGTTCTGCTAGAGGATATTCGTCTTGCACTAACTCTGCGGTGCGCTCACCAAGAATGATACGAACATGATACGGCTTAGATTGTCCCTCTAATCTTGAAGCCAAGTTGACAGAGTCCCCCAAGCAGGTATAATCAAAACGTTGACTAGAGCCCATATTGCCAACGACCACACTACCAGTATTGATACCCAAGCCCATACCAAAAGCAGGAATTCCTTCAACTGCGATAGCAGCGTTGAAAGCGTCGAGATCATTCAGCATCTCCAGTCCAGTTTTCACAGCGTGTTTCGCGTGATCTTTATCATCGAGCGGCGCGTTCCAGAACGCCATCTGTGCGTCGCCGATATATTTGTCGAGCGTTCCGTTGTTCTCAAGAATCTTTGCAGTCATCGCCGTCATGTAGCGATTCATTATTTCCGTAAGACCTTGCACATTATCACCATAGTGCTCAGAAATAGTAGTAAAACCACGAACATCCGTAAACATAATTGACAGCTCACGGGTTTCTCCTCCGAGTTTGAGTAGTTCAGGATTTTTCTGAAGTTTCTCAACGAGAGCTGGTGAAAGATATGTGCCAAACTGCTTTTTGATTTGCAGTTTCAGTCTGTTCTCGCGTGCGAAATTGTTGTATGTGAGATGACCAAAGCTAAAAGTGCTGGCTACAACTAAATAACTCACGTCCCAGAGCTGCATACTGGAAACGAACATATAGTATGCAAACCCTGCAGCTCCGCCTACAACGAGTAAGTAAAGCGGAACGGTCCACATAACAGATGTTCTCGGCACCAGAAAAAGTAGCAATAATAATACTAGCGTCAGTGCTGATATTTCTAGTATCCTACCGTATGCTAATCTGGATATCGAAGACCCGTCGATAACAGTCTGCAGCGCTTGTCCCTGTATTTCATGCGCCCACTTCTCGCCAATCGGCGTTGCGATGATACCACCAACGCCCTCAATCGTCAATCCTAGGACAACAACTTTCCCTTCGACTTTTTCTTTTGTGATATCTGTAGCTTCAACTCGTTCGAACTCGTTGTTCCAGGTGAGCCAGATACGCCCTCTTTCGTCGGTTGCGATTGGCGGGAACGCAGGGATGCGGACGAACTCGACGCCCGCTTCGGAGGACTTAATTTGATAAGAAGGATCTCCAGCAGCAACTCGTAGCGTTTCGAGTACAAGTGAAGGATACAGTGTATCCCCAATACGACCCAGCATAGGCAAGCGACGAACAACACCGTCGCGCTCAGGAAGTGAAGCGAGTAGTCCGACGCCTTCGGAAGCGTTTGCAAAAGGTCCGAGAGGAGCAACAGCCCCAGGCCAAGTATAGATCCATGGCTTAGGATCATCACCGATAGCAGCAAACCCTCTGCGAGCTGCGTCTGGTGGTCGAGACTGAGTTGTTGGTGTTTGCGATATAACCACACCGCCGCTGCCGATGGACTTAGCAAGAGTCTCATCGCCACCAGCGCGATCTTTCTCACTGAACAATACAGGAATGACGATCGGACCCGCGCCAGCATGACGGAGTCGTTCAATCGTGAGAGCGATATCGCGACGATCGAAAGGCCACTGACCAAACTCTTGTACAGACTTTTCGCCAAACTCAACAAAGACTACTTCCTCTGACTTCTTAGATTCTAACGAAGTAATGAGATAGTCAAATGTTTTCAGTTGCAGAATTTCAATCGGACTTGGATTGACGACATACAATATCAACAGGAGAATACCGCTGATAGCAGCTGCTAGTGTACTTGTTAGTAGTTGACCAAGTTTTTCCATCATCAGTATTGATTAACCACAATAGGATTACTAGCACAAGCGCTGCTGCAGGTATGAGTAAGAGTAAAAGTCTGCGGAGTAAGCCCAGACTGACTGACATTAACAGGAATATCGTTTCCATTAAGATTAAGATTAGCGTTATGCCCAGCACCAGACTGATTAATGATAACATTTTGATTGTTTCCTGTGATGTTCACAGTCGCATTATTTTGCGTTGTGGGAACAGTCTGCGCGATCGCAGAAGTTGTCATGAGTAGTAGTGCGATAATTGTTTTCATTGACTTTGCTTTATCGTAATAGTTGTTGTTCCTGCACTGTTGACCATTTGCTTGATATCAACGCCATCCTGAGCAAATCTTGTCGTAACAGCAGCCGTCGTAGGTACTCTAATTTCAGCGTATGCGTTCAGCGATTCACGATTAAGATACAGGAAATCATTTTCTATTGCAAACTTGAGCCCTGTCCTCGGATCATATTTAGGCAACAATTGCGAGAACTCGTCGAGCTCATTTCCCATGATTTGCGTATTGGCTATAAGAATAAAGTCAACAAGATAATCTGTGTCTAGATAATTTTTCTTTAGTTTGTTGTTATCTTCCTCAAGATAGTTTTTCTTGAGCTCATCGTACTTCAGGAAATCTTTTCCCAGGAGATCTTCATCGAGCGCATCTTTCTGTCGCACAACAGGTCCCGCAGATTCTGCGACGCGTTTAGGCGGAGTAACAATTAGCATATTATTGATTTGATCCATCGACAGATTCAGCAACGCTGATCTAGGTTGCGTCATGCTTGATTGTACAGATACAGACTCGAATGCGCGCGTGAGGATTATTGTTCCCATATCAGTTGTTACACTGATTGCACCTACGACACAATCGCGCTCAAGATTTTTCCAACCCGTAGGACAAGACGGAAGAAGAACAATCGTTGATCTTCCTATCTCATCGACTGTGCTAGAAAAGTCCGTACCACGAACACCAATCGTTGCGGTTGGCGTTGTTACGACGACTTGTTGTGGATCGCTCTTTGCTATTTGACCGGAAGCATATTTGATAGTACCGAGCGCCATCTTGATACCGAGCTTGCCAGTTTTCTTCTCACCGTCATAAACGAAGTTGTCTATCACGAGTTTGGAGTGCTCCGTGATTTGCACACGAGTTTCATCTTTGAACGTGATACCAGCTTTGGCGTTAGCTGTTGTGATAATATCATTCATCTCGATTCCCAGCGATAGTGCGCTGGGAATCATCTGTGCGCTGCGTTTTATTTCAGTTGGTCCTGTTTGCTCCGTTACCCTTCCAACATCCGCCTTAAGGATGGTTGGACTTGA